GGGACCCGTGCCTCCCCTTCTCAAGGCACGAATTATTACCTGCTCGATGGCAGCCCGCAAAATTCCTGATGGTTGATTCTATTGTTTCGACCTTCCTGGAGAAGTCTTCCAGACATCGAAGGAAGACTGACTTTGCCCGTAATAAATTTCTTAGTCTCGGCAGTGCGTAACCGCTCTGACCTCACGGACTCCATCAGCCTATTCGACGCAAGGAAGTGAACTTGTCTAGTTTCACCGCGCTCGAACCACGGCTCAACATACCAACTAGCTTCGTTGGAAAACAATCAAATCAGGTTTTGCATGTGTGTTATCAAGGAAATAGATAACATTTTATAGTCTGCAGAATCATTACAACTCTGACTGACACTTGTGTCAGAACTTAAAGAAGAGTGACAATTACTTTACAGCCATTACCGCTTAGCGTGTAAGTGGTGCCACCTGAATCGGTGACTTTAGCGGAGAAACTGACAACGGTGGATCCATTAGAACCCACGATTACAGTATACGGCGCCATGACATGTATACCGTACGTATCCGTACGGCCGGTGACAGTCCAATCAGCATAAGCAGTATTGTTGACCGAAATGTAATTGACAAACTCATAATCTTCATTCGGGGTGGTTGACATTAAGGGAAACCAATCCAGTCTGAAATTTCCGACTGGAAGGATGAGGTTTCCATTGTTATCAATCTCTACCCCGAGGGGATTTCCACTGAGTGGCAGAGCAAATGGATAAATCGAGGTCGTCCCTGAATTATGGGTAACACCCTGGTTGGTAGGATACAAGATACTTATCTTCTCTAACGGCTGCAAAGCGGTTATGGAAGACTGAGGTACAAAGAATTCTACCTCGTATTCGAAGTACAAGCTACCAACACGATTTTCATTGCTCATGCCTACCGTACAGACGGAAAGAAGAGCGGCATCATAGGTCGCAAGATCAGCCGAAATTATATTCCTTCTGACCTGCTTGCGGTTTCCTAACGCAAACATCGCACTAACATCTAATTTACAAATCACTTCATGCCACACATTGCTCTGAATAGAGTCTTGAGTGTTTAGGGCCTCCTGCTCGTTAGCGGGGGCTCCCTCTGAAATATTATATTCAGGGGACAAAATAAGTGATCCATTAGTGCCAGCTCCAACAAAGGAGACAAAGACCGCTTTGAAAGATTTGAAGCGGTACTGCTGCCAATCAGCAGCGATACGATGCAACCATGGAAATGATGACGGGAGACCCGGATTTATCGAATACGTGGTCTGACTGAAGTCGTTGCTACCATGTATGGAGGCAATCAACTCACGTTTCTTCACGGATCTCATATTGTTCGACCCATTCCGACCGAAACTCATTGTTTTAGAGAATGCGGCGGGGGCGGCTTGAACCACTTTGGAGTACTCAGACTTACTCTCGGATTCGGATGAAGACTTTCTCTCCAGAACATCCATCTTTCGATTGATGGAGTCAGAAAGGGCCTTCATTTTCGCAGCTTTCGCTTTACGCGCTGCGTTATTTTTCTTACTTCTTGGCATGTCCAAAAACGGGATCCACCTGGACGGGCGGACTGTTCATTGGTGATCAACCACATGGGAATCGCCGTGCAGTCTCTCGACATTTTGTTTAGTACGTAAGTATTAAGAGCGAGACGTCAGCCAGTTATACAGATTTATAACATTTCTGTAAATGGTCTTTAGGACGTCGAGCTCACCGTTTTGGGATATTACGAACACCAACCCCGTTCGGATTCGCTTTTTGCAGGCTCCGATTGGCCTCGAGACGATATTTGGACTTTCCTTGCTATGATTATTAACTTTTCCATAAAAGGTGCGATCAGTCATGATGACAGGAGGAAGAGCAGGACATGGGAATCTTTCCCGGGAGTAATATTTAACTCTCCTATACCTTTCAATAGTCTCTTGCGACATCGGTTTTAATCGATAGTCGCGAGGAATGAATTTGGGTATATATCCGACTTCTTCGTCACTTGCTACGACGCCAAACCCTTCATGTGGACAATAATCATCCATCATAGCACGAGAAATATATTTGAGCCGCAAGAGCCATGGATCATTATCCGTGGCTAGAGGACAACTATCCTCCGGCTCAGGTTGCGATTCGGGAAGCATGATTACATCTCTAAATAGCTTCTTAGCGTAATTATTTAATAATTTCCGCTCCTTAGGGTCGCGAGCGCTAACCCTCCTGGAATTGTACAACATCAAACCAGGATTATTTATGAACTGAGCAGCAACCAGCCTCTGCTCACGAGTTAGAGAAACTCGAGAACCATACTTAGGATCGACCCCATAGCCGCCCAGATGGATGGGAAGAAACCAATTTGGCTTAAAGTATTGACCATGTCGATCATTCCACCTCTGAAATATTTGAGGAAGGAAAGAATCAGTCCATGAGCAATGACTCACCATTTTATTAATTTCTCTACCAATCTGAGTCGGAGTGGCCTTAGATAATCCGGCCTTTGCCGATCTACCAAGCACGATCTTTTGGTTCAAATAACCGCACCTTCT